TCTTGAACATACTTCCAAGGAAGTACGTCCTCGAATACATTTGGGAACTTCCATCTAGCGTACCGACAAGGCTTACTATTCAGAAAGAATAGAAGTTGTCCAAGACTGTCATCTTGACGGATACTTGGTCCAAGCAATGAAGGCGCTACTTTTGCGGGAGAAGTACAGAAGGTAACAAATGGCTTTCCATCTGGGAGACCGACATTGTCGTTCTCAAAGGTGTCTGGCAATCTGTCACCAAGCTGTTCTGCTCGGATCGACTTGACTCTAGGCACGTAATGAGGATGTGAATCTAACCCTTGCTTACTAGGATGTTCGAGAGAACCAAAGAATTTCTTCTTCTGTTTCTCAGAAACACTGTTCAGCTTGAGTGTAGAATACACCATCAGTACGTTTACCATCATCTTGAAATCTTTATCAGAAGATAAAGCTCTCTTGAATAGGTAATGTAGAGTTCCAGCAGGCAACCCGTCCTTGCGATTCCTCGCGATAAAGGGTGCTCTGTAGTCACCGCCTGATCTCCGGGAAAGAAGTTCCTGTTTCAGACATTTAAATCTGTTAACAGTCCATTCTTTACCTGATTCACGCGTCCATTTCTGGAAAGATGAAATTAGCTCATTAGTTTGCTGAGCTGGTAAACCCAGTGCACGCAACCTGATACACGCTTGACGAGTTGAAGTTTTCTTCTTCATGTCATTGCTTGTTTAAGAGTTAAACATTAGTGACCTCATCGCACAGCGACCAGCCGTACGTCAATGGATAGTCCCTCGAATACTCAAAGGGACTCTCACACTGGTGTACCCTTGTAGGGTACACGTGGTGTTTCAGTTGCGTATGCAGCGGGCTTGGTAACCCATGCATCCTTCTGATTCGTCTACCTAAGACGAAATCTGGGACGGATCTCAGATTCCACCTCTTCTCCTTTACTTTGTAAAGGGGTAGATTCCAACTCCATCTCCCTACTTTGGGGGAGGATCCGGTTCGGTTTGGACTCCAACTGATTAAATGTTGGAGCAGGACTTTGTCTCTGTTTCTCATTACGGAGACCTTTCTCTGCTTCACTGATAACTTTCTTTGAAAAGCCGCGTATACCGATCCAATTAAGGATAAGCATATTCGTCTGATCTCTGATAGAATCATGTGGATCATAAGGAAGATCACCCGCTCTGGAAACAAAGCCGTACCCTGGTACCCAGTTCCTAAAGTATTGAGAAGGCATGTAGTCTCCGACAAAGAGACCATCTGCAGACTCATTCCTTAGGTGCCTGTTTACCATGTTACGCTTCTCTTCCATTGAGAGACGTACCACAGAGTTTGACCAACCGTACTCATCAACCTTTCTGGTCGGAAGGTTCATTGGTTGTTCCATGTCTGTCAGACCAACCCTTCGGTTTGTCGGAAGACTAGGTTCAATCAATGCCCGCTCTAGAACGGATCGATCGAGACGTTCAACGAGTGAAGTGAGAGTCCTGTAGAGGGTGTAAGGTTCCTTTGGGTTCCTAACATCCATGTACGTTCGTACTCCTTCGCTGTCGAGACGTTCACTCATTGGTAGGCCATCTGGATTCCATCCAAATCCACCAAGTTCCTCTGGGATAGGACCAAAGAAGTCGAGGATTGCTCTCTTAGCGCCCCAAACGAGTTGTCTGGATTTTATTCCATACTCCTTCGCAAGTGACACAAAGTTAGACCAATCTGGAACATTCCATTTGTAAGGATGGAAGATTTGATCTTTCATGATTACAAACCCGGCAAATTCGGCTACCTCATTGGATACAAGGCATTTGGATTCTGATACCGGACATCCTAGATTTGAGAGAGTTGACCTATAATGGTCATGCAATCTCTTATCACAGATTACGATATCATCACCCAAGATCCGGAAAGAGTCCCAAGGATCACATCCAACATTTCTACATAGACCTAGTAACAATACATTGTGACTAAGTGCAAATGTGGGAAATGAAGGACCTGCTCCAAGAGGCTGTCCTCTGGTGAATCGAACTGTAGTAGCTCGGTTCTCCTCATCAATGTAGTAGTAATTCTGCTTAGAGATAAACTCAAAACAGTCAATATACTGCTCCACTAAAGAGGATGCCTTTCCAACGCAGTAACGGCCTTTGAGCACGTCAACTTGGTACTGGAGTGGAAACATGTTTGTAGC